CAATATTTATATCGCTCCGCGATCCCCCGCCCGACCTAAACCAATAGTTCAAGCCTAGAATAGGCTGAGGTATCGGTTGAGGATAAAAATTATAATTAGCTATTGCATTATGTAATATATTGTGATAATATAATAGTGTAAAGAGAGGTGAGAAACATGGCAGTAAATAAAGATCTAGACTTAATGATAGAAATTATGAATGCTAAATTATCTGGAAGGTATGAACTGAATTATGATGGTATTTGTTTAAATTTGAAGAAAAAGTATAAAGAGTATTGTATTTATGTTTCTTCTGATGTACATGATGTATTTGAACGTTTACTTGCTATTGATTCATTTATTACTGGTTTGCATTATTTAAATAGAAAGGACAATGAATTATGAAACACTTTACACATTATCAGATTGCAAAATTAACAAATGCACAGAGAAAAGCCGAGCTTTTCCAAATGACAGAAGATTGCATTTATATATCACAGAAAAATCACTGTGATATCAATGCACACGCACGTATTTATTTCGTTCGCGAAAGTTTGACAAATTATTATGATCATAACCCGGTGACGATTTATGATTTTCTACAGATGCAGACCAAACTGGAAACATTGTTTGATCTTATGAGTTGTGGTCTAGTAAGGGAGCAGAAACATGAAGAAGAGTAAACCTACAATCAACCTTCGCAATTGCACCATGTTGTTTTTGATCATCTATGCCATTTTGGTTAGTGTCTTGGCTGTTACACTTGGCATCCAGAACGATACGTTCCGGATCCAGTTAAAACATATGCAAGCGGATGTAAGCTGGCTCAAATTTCAATTTGATTTACTTCAGTTTATAACAGACATGTGCATCTTTGTATTTGCCTATGCAATGGCTGTTATAATATATTCCATGAAAGAAAACAGAAAGGAAGGTGAGAATATGAGAGAACCAAGACAAGTAGGCTATGTTGAACTCATCAACGGTAGACCGATTGCCTACACGAATGCAGAACGCATCGGGGACACGGTGATATTGACATTGCCAAGTGGAAGCACGATCACACTATTGGATGCAGAAATAGGAAGGTGGTTATAGCATGGATTTTATAGAAGTTTTAGAATCGCTAAAAACGATTAAAAAATACTGCCAGGAAACGCCGGATTGCAAACAATGTAGACTACATGCTCAAAATGATAATTCTACATGTGGAGTAAGTCCTACTGGTAGTCTCCCAGCCAGATGGGATTTTGATTTAGAATCGGAAACAATTGTACCAAGTATTTTCAAATAGAAAGAAGAGGAAACAAGATGAATAAAGTTATTTTAAGCGGAAGAATTGCAAATGATATCGAATTGATGAAAACAAAATCAGGAAAAAGCGTGATGCGCTTTGCTTTGGCGGTGTCAAAAGACAAGGAAAAAGCTATTTTTCCAACCATTATTTTGTGGGATAAACAAGCTGAATATGTCGGAAAATACGGGCAAAAAGGCATGCGTGCCATTGTTGAAGGGCATTATGACATTCGCAACTCCGAAAGCAAAGGAAAAGTATATGTGAATCACGAGATCAATGCCGAACGAATCGAATTGATCTTTGACAAAAAAGAAGAGCCAAAAGAAGAAAAAATGTCATTGCAAAATGATGACTTGCCATTTTAAAATTTAGGCAGAAACATTCTGCCTATTTTTAAAATCGGGAGGTGGTCCATTTGGCTAAGAAAAAACCAAAATTCAGGAAAAGCTATGAAGATCGAAGAAAACTAGAAAACTATATCAAAAGTGCACGTAGAACCGCGACAATTGCCAGAAAACAAGGCCAGGAAGTCTATTTTACCGAAGTCAAAACATTATCGGATTTTTCTTCACGTGATGAATTTAATAAATATATCAACAGTATCAAGCGTTTCAACCGGGAAAACCGTTATTATGTCAATCGACGAGGTGTAGCCTTTAAAGTGCAGGATATAAAAAAGGCCAATGAACTTATTAAGCAGGAAAACAAGATCCGAAGAAAACAGCGCAAGCAGATATCCAACTTAAAGCAGACCATAGGCGGGGAATATAACACCGTTAAATTAAACAAGGCGCTGCGCGTGGTAAAAGATGAACGTGAGCGTATTTTTGAAGATTTAAGACCGGTGAACATTGAAAGCTACTCATCCGAACAGCAACTAAAAAAGCGCATTTCTAGCTTAAGAAGAAATGTAAGAAATCCGGAGCTAAAGAACAAGAGACTGCGTGATAATTATTTGAAGGCCTTGCGTAACCAGAGGAAACAGGGCGCTATGACTTCCAAACAATTTAGAGAGATGTCAAAAAGTATCAAAAGACTTTCTGTATCGGATTTTACAAAATGGTTTTATCAGGAAGAAAGCAGCGTGGATGCCTTCAATTTGTGTTATGTCAATTTCATGGAAACCGAGATCAAACAATCCTTTCAAGAAGTAAATACAAGTCTTTCCAAATTTGTTAGAAGGACAGTTAAAAACTAGTGAAAGTCTATTCATGTGATTTTGAAACCACGACCGACCCTAACGATTGCCGAGTGTGGGCCTGGGGTGCCAGTGAAGTTGGAAAGATAGAACACAAGCTTTTTGGCAATTCAATTGAGACATTCATGGAATGGATTGAGGGTAAAAACATAAAATGCTATTTTCACAATCTGGCATTTGACGGTGAGTTTATCATTAGTCATTTGTTGAAAAACGGCTGGAATTATTCGAAACATCCAAAAGAAGGATGTTTTCACACGATCATTTCCAATCTGGGACAGTGGTATGCGATTGAAATATATTGGAAAGTCAGGAAAAAACACACGGTTAAAACGACCATCTGGGATAGTTTGAAGCTGATTCCTTTCAGCGTGCGACAGATCGCGCATGACTTCCATTTACCAATTCGAAAGTTACACCTAGACTATGATGCAAACAGAGAACCCGGGCATCTTCTAACTCGGGAAGAAAAAGAATATCTATTTAATGATATTGACATTGTGGCCATGGCTTTGGAGCAGTTGTTTGATGAAGGCTTTAGCAAGATGACAGCGACAGGTGCCAGCTATAAAGCCTTTAAGGAAAGCCTTGGCGATTCTTTCAATAAACTATATCCGGGTCTAAGTTTGGAAAGCGATGCTGATATACGCCAGTCGTACAGTGGTGGCTTTGTTTGGGCCAATCCAAAGCACAAGGAAAAGCTGATTTTGAATGGGATGGTATTCGATGTAAACAGCCTATATCCATCGCGTATGTATTTCGAATTATTGCCTTATGGATTGCCGACGATCTTTGAAGGCCAGCCAAACCCGGAGATCTTAAAAACGCGCCCTTTATGGGTTGCCAATGTCAATTTTGCCTTTGACATCAAAGAAAATCATATACCTTGTATATCACTGGATAAGGTGACCATATACAATGGATCCAAAGAATACATTGATTCATCCCATGGGGAAGTTGTCAGCATGACACTGACCAGTGTGGACTGGGAACTCATACAACATCAATATGATGTGTATGATGTGTCTTTCAATGGTGGGTATTATTTTCGTGGCAATGTAGGCGTGGCACGACCCTTTATAGACGAGTGCATGGAAGTCAAGAAAAAAGAAAAAGGTGCCAAGCGTTTTATCGCAAAACGAAAAATGAACTCTGTGTATGGTAAGTTTGCAACGAATCCGGATGTGACACCAAAAATACCCTATCTTGATGAAGAAGGTGTGCTGCGGATGAAAGAGCCAAAAATCAAGGTGTGGAATCCGGAAACAGACGAAATCACAGAAGAAATTGATACGGAAATGCGCGATCCAATTTATTTGCCATATGCAACTTTTGTAACAGCCTACGCACGCAAGTATACGATATTAACCGCCCAGAAAGTAGGAATCGATCGCGTGGCCTATATTGACACTGATTCTATCCATCTGGTAGGAACGGATGTACCGGATGCGATCAAGGATGACATTGATGATAAAGAACTTGGCTATTGGGGACTGGAAAGCGTATTCAAACGTGCCTATTTTGTAGGCGCAAAAACCTATATCGAAGAAATTGAAATTTCTTACAATGAATATAATGACAGACAGCGTGCTTTTATCGAAGATCACGATAAGAAGGACAATCTTGTGTATCTGCTAGACGGTATCGCATACCGTTTGAATGTCAAGTGTGCAGGGATGACGGAAAGTGCCAAGCAGAACATTACATTTGAGACGTTCAAGGTTGGAACCAGCGTTCCGGGCTGTTTGAAAAAAAGTCATGTGCCGGGCGGTGTTGTATTATACGATGCACAATTCAAGATCAAGAGACGATAGGAAAGAGGTGACAGGATGAAAAATAAAGCCTATGACTATATCAATCAATTTACCAGAGATCACTATAAGCGATATAATATCATCGTGCCAAAGGATGACACCGTTCTAATTGAAAAGCTGGAAGAATACAAGAAAAAGCATCAGCTTTCAAAATTTGTTCGTTTGTGCATCCGAAGGCAAATTGAAATTGACGAAATGAAATAAACATAGTATATTTATCACGAAGGGGAGCAATTTCAAAATGGTTGCTTGTTCCGGGGTGCATCATGGTGAAACATGCCGGGATAAAATTACACCTCATGCCGTGTCATTCATTTAATTGCATCCTTTTCAATCTCATCTTTCTTAGTTTTTTCTAAGATCAAAAGCAGAAAGGCGGAAAACGCCTTTTTGTTTTGCTTTTATGGAAAATGTGATATATTATTAAATTAAAGAGGTGATACTGAATGACACAAGACGAGATGAACACTCTGATAGGCCAGGTCCTGGAACAGGACGACCGCGCCGAGCGCTCAACATTACTGGATACGTTACGCGGTGAAGTTGGATTATTGTTTGAAAGCAACGAAACATTGACAACAGAAAACACCGACATAAAAGCCAAGAATGAGCGACTGGTAGAAGCCAATTCCAGCTTATTCATGAAGGTTGGTTTTGATGCGGAAAAGGCAAAAGAAAAAGAGAAAAAGAACACGAGTGATTTTAACATCAAGAAAATGTTTTAAAAAAGAATGGAGATGAAAGAAAATGGCTAAAACAACAGCAAAAGACGTAGCGAAGGCGATTCAGACCAATCTGGGACTGGAAGCTGAACCAACTGGACAGCAGGTAGCACATTCTATGTACATGGCCGCATCCGAAAATTTACGTGCCAGCGTGGGCGACCCTTTGGAAACCAATTCACTGGACTTCATGAATGGGTTACTTGAATATCCAGAAACACTTGCGACCGAATGGGTGACTTTAGCAACACGCATCGGGCGCACCATTGCGCACAAAAATATTCTTTCCAATCGTTTGGCACCATTTAAGATGCAGAACATGCCTTTAGGCTATACGATGGAAGAATACTTTGTCGAAGCAGCCAAAGAGCATGCGTACGATCAGGAAGCATCGGAAACAAATGTATTCAAACGTGAATTACCAGACATCAAGACAGCGTTCTACATCGTAAACCGAAAAAGCTTTTATAAGAGTACGGTGACAGACGATGACTTGCGTAGTTACTTCGTGACTTGGGATGGTGTCAACAGTTTGATCGCGAAGATCGTGGATAGCTTGTACAATGGTGACAACAGAGATGACTACAATTATATGAAGTCCGCCCTTACAACGCATTATGAAAATGGCTTTATGAAGATCATTAACTTAGCAAACGCTGTGACGGACACAGCAAGCGCTAAGGATCTGGCAAGACAATTGACGATGTATGCATCCATTTTGACTGAACCTCATAATGAGTATAACGCTATGGGCGTAACAAAACAAAATGAATTGGATGATTTGTACATCATTCTAACAGCTGAATCCAACAGCTTCTTAAACATTGACTGGTTATCACAGACTTTCCAGCTGGACGTGGCCAACTTCAAAACTCATGTTTTGGTGATTCCTACACTTCCAGAAACGGACAACGGAAAAGTGGAAGCCATGTTAGTGGATCGTGAGATCTACCGCGTATTTGATCAGAAATACAATGTCAATACACAGTACAACGGTGAAGGATTGTACTGGAATTACTGGTTACATCACTGGGAAGGTATTGCCACAAGTCGTTTTGCCAATGCGATTGCCTTTGTAAGCGGCAGTGCTGAAAACAAGGTGTCAGGTATTACTGTCAATCCGGATGCCATTTCAATCAAAGCGAATGAAGCCAAAAAAGTAAAAATGAGCATCCAGAAAACGGGAATTGATGCATCTGTTAATGTAACAGCACAGTCAAGCGATCCAAATATTACAGCTACGATCAATGATGATAAAACAGAAATCACGATCACAGCCAATGAAAGCGCAGAAGCAGGATTGAAAACAGTGACTGTCAAGGACACGGTGGAAACAAGTGTTCATACGGTGCTTCAAGTTGTCGTTGTAGCGTAAAAATAAAAAGGGCTTGCAAAAGCCTTTTTTCTTTTCTATAATAAGGGTGTAAGGTATACCAGGCATAATAAGTACACTTACCTTACTTTTACCCCTTTTAAGATATTTGAGTCCTTTCTAATCGCTTTTGAACCATTGGAAAACAAGAGAGTCACTTGCCAAAAGTGGCTTTTTTGTTTATTATTAGAATAGAAAAAAGAGGTGATAGCATGGAAACAGCAAACGCAGTTGTTCAATTGATTTCTACCGTTGGTTTTCCAATTGTCATGTGTGGCGTCATGGGATATTATGTCAAGTATTTAAATGACGAGCACAAAGAGGAAATCAGCAAAATAAATGACCAGCATCTAGAAGAAGTCAAAAAATTAACAACGACCATTGAAAACAATACCATTGTCATGGAAAAGCTAAGCGCAAAAATTGACACCATTTTAGATTTAAAAGGAAGTGATGAAAATGTCTGATCTTACTAAATTTGAACCACTACCAAATGTGGGAAATGTGGTATCAAACAACGTAACCGCGTTCAATCAGGGGTATAATTTATATCAATGTATCAATTATCTACAAGGCTATGTTTCCATTGTCTATGAAAATATGGATGCCCTTTTAGATGATTGGAATAATTTTCAACAGGTTATAAATGATAACATTTCAAGCATTGCCACAGAAGAAACACAGAGAATTTTAAATCAGTGGCTAGAAGATGGCACATTAAACGATCTGATCGCAAAAAATCCTTTATGGAATCAGAAGCTGGACAAGTCAGGCGGAACGATGACAGGGAACATCAAATTTTCCGAAAATACAAAAATTGTGGGCACGACACCGGGCGGAAATGATATTGACTTGATTCACAATACCAATGATGGAGCATCTGGAAATTATGTTCAGTTTGGTGACCCGGATGCAAAAACAGTCATCAATTCAAGCCAGCAGCCTGTCTGGCATAACGGGGATGATGATTATTCGCTATTGACACAGAAACAGTTGGATGCAGGGCTTTCCGGTAAAGTCAACAAAGCTGGGGATACGATGACAGGAAACCTAAATTTAAATGCATCCTTGAATTTGAATGGTGCTATTACAAGGGATAATGCTTATAATATTATCAGTTTGGGTGATACATATACGTGTGTTGGTGATATAAAATATACAACTGTTTTAATTTCGAAAAATGAAGCTGCTTATATTAAATTAAGTTCAGGCGCATTATATCCTATTTTATCAGGAAATCTTGTAATAAATAATTTGACTACCGCAAATAGTCAACTTCCTTTATCAGCCAATCAAGGAAAAGTTTTGAATGATAAATTAAGTAATCTAATTAAGTTAGGTACTGTTATTGGCGTTGGTAATACGCAATGTTTATATCAAGATGGTAATACATTACGGGGAACACAATCTTTTTCAAGTCAAAGTTTAAACAATGAAGATTATTTATGCTTTTTAACTTTACAGGCAATTACCGGAACGCCATATAATCAAACGACAGGCATTGCTTATTCTTTTAGCGGTTCAACAATGAATATAGAAGTTAGAGGTACAGGTTTTGTGAGTGGTCACATTGTCAATGTAAATTATTTACTAGTTAAGGTAGGTGATTAAAATGATCTGGTATTTAGATATTAAAGGTGAAAAAATAATGGGTGCGTATTCTGAAAAATTAAATGAATCCATGATTCAAATGGATTTAGAAGATACATTTGATCGAACTCGAAATATTTATAAAGATGGTGAAATTGTGCCTATTGATGATAATCAAAGGCGTACAATTTACAATGAAGAAGTATATTTTGAAGAGGAAAACGCATTACAAGCCATGATGACAGCCAGTGCTAGAGCTTCATTTTTAAACGAATTGGATGATACTGAAGCGGCTAAACTTTCTTTATGCTATGATTCTTGGACAACAGGCAAAGCGTATAAGGTGGGCGATCGTGTATTATGTGATGGGAAGTTGTGGAAATGTCGTCAAGCGCATACATCGCAGGAAAACTGGAAACCATCTATCAACACAGCCAGTCTATGGGAAGTGATCAATGTAGAAAACGCCGGAACCTTGGAAGATCCAATTCCATACGATCAGACCATGACCGTTTACAATGGAAAATATTATCTGGAAGAGGGAATCATCTATAAATGTATTCGTGATTCTGGCCAGCCTTTATATGCAACGTGTGCCAGTTTAGTTGGAAACTATTTTGAGGTTGTAGAATGACATGTCAATTTAAAGCCTTGGAAAATATGAACAAACCGGAAGATATTCCATACTCATTGCCGGAAGGACTGGAAAAAGAGTTTTATCAAGAATTTTACATGCGTTGCATCAAGATCTTTCATGCGCATGGGATGAAGGAACGCGCGGATGTATGCGAACAGAAACTAAAAGAGTTAGGGGACATGTTTTCCTAACTCTTTTTATTAGAAAGAGGTGAAACAATGCAGCCAGGACAAACCTTAGTTGCCAAAGATGGAACACAAGTTGTGTTGTGGCCTTTCCCTGTGATGAACATCACACAGCTATCCGGCCCGGGATCCTTGAGCCATTGCTGTGGAAATCCGGTAGACTGTGTGGGGCCGACAAATAATTATGACGGGTATGCACCTTGCGACTGTCATGAGGTATATAGAGATAATGTAGGTAATACACGTGGTTATACAAGTGATAATGAAGTGTATTATGCCAGTCCTTCAGGAACGGGTTGGGTAAAGGGATATGTGAGTTTTTCCTTTACGCATAACAACAATCCACCCGCACAGACAAGCTTTAAACAAGGGGAACGCATTACATCCACCGGAACCGCCGGCATGGTGACCGGGGATCATTGCCACTTAGACCAGGCACCGATTGCTAATGCACAATTAGTCAGCTATGGTGTGACTTGTGCCTTTGGAAACTTGTGTTATGCGCTTCAAGACAGTGTCAGTCCGGAAACGATCTTTTTTGTTAACGATACCAATATAATAAACAGTCAAGGCTTAAACTTTTCAACCTTTGTGGATGGAACAGAACCACCTACACCAGAGCCAACCTATCACACTTTTTTATTGCCAATCGACCCGTTTGGCATCGAATTATTGCCTATTAAGATACAGGATGAAAAACCAACACCACCAGAACCAACACCAATTGAATGGATCATACCGGGGGATATCAATAATACAAGACCATTGACCGAAGATGAAGCGTATAACAACTGTCGTGCCTTCTGGGCATATTTTAAGGCCAAAGGATGGAGCTTAAACGCTGTTTCTGGCATTTTAGGAAACTCATGGCATGAAAGTACAGTGAATCCAAACCGCTGGCAGGGTGATGATGCATGGCACCAACCGCCGGATTCTTGGGGATATGGACTTGTACAGTGGACACCATATACCAAGATCATTACATGGCTACAAGAGCAGGGTGTCTATCCGGATGTTTCAAAATTTGGACAGAGCGAGTGCGACCGCATTCAGTGGGAAATGGAGAACAACCAACAATGGATCGCTACAAGTGCCTATCCGGAGAGCTTTCGAGCGTTCAGCACGTCAACACGTGACCCGTATGATCTAGCGATCGAATTTTTAGCCAATTATGAACGACCATTTGACCCGAATCAGCCAGAACGTGGTGATACAGCGTGTATGATTTACAATTATTTACTACAATATGAATGATGTGTTAGAATAAAAGAAAGAGGTGAGAACATGCCAATCTTAAACAGTCAATTTACACCCGATACAAAGATCATATTATTAAAAGGTGTTGAGTGTGATGCTATGAACAATACGTACTGGGGATGTTTCAGCACACCGGAAGAACAGTATAATTTTTATATGAACAATTTTGAAAATCAAAAGATAACCTATGATAATTATACATACCAGCGTGCCAATGGTGTCGTTTTGGTCGATGGTGCCTTTGATGATCTTAGAACGTATAATTACATGATGTACAGAAATAAAAAGACGGGAAACGGAGCAAAATGGATCTATTGTTTTATCACATCCATTGCCTACGTGTCTGATAATGTTACATCAATCCAATTTGAAACGGATGTCATGCAGACATGGCGTTTTGAGATCGAAAAGGATATCCTTCCTAGTTTTGTGGCCTATGAGCATCGTGAGTTGTGGTACTACAATGAGGAAGGAAAAAGACTACCATGCATCAATACGCAGCCGGAAAACATCGAAATTGGAGATAATTTGGTGTGCCGAAGAAATGCAAATATAGAAAGCGCACAAGCGGATATCAGTTATATCGTCGTCACGATGACCCAGCACTTTAATCAGGCGGATATCGCGACACTGGAACACGGTGTTCCAACACAACTATATCATTACATCTTTCCGTTTGATCTAACGACCGGTGCTGGTATTCAAGATGGCTTTGCTGTATTAAAAGATGGAACGGAAAGCAGATTAACCGCCTTCCAAACGATCTATAATCTAATTCGAAACGATGAAAATTTTGTCAATAAATGTTCAAGTATCATCGTAACCAATGCATTATATGGCTTGCATTCCGAATACGCCGGATCGTATAAACGAATCATAGCCAGACAAGGGTATGATGTTATAAAAGAAGGGGATTATACGTTCTTAATACCTTCCAGCCTTCCATTAAATAGCGTGTATTATAATGACACAGCTGCCAGTGTGGAAAGAGAATATACCAACCCTTTCAACATCCTTGCGAATCTGTATTTTTTAAACGAAACAAAATTGATGTTCAGCCCTTTTAGTTTCAGCGTTTTGTCGAACATGAATGGGACATCGAAAGTGTATCAGCATGAACTATTTGATGATCTAACAAATATACGTTTTCTGATCGTGGGAAGTATTGACACAAGTAAGGTTGACTATATACCCGAAAATTACAAGGTTAAAAAACAAGAGATTTATGGAAACAATACCCTAAATGCCATGAACGATGCGTTTGAAGATGGCTATGAACTATCCTTGCCGATCGTATCAGACTACACCGCGGTCTTGATGCAGACAAGCAAGAACAGCATGAATGTTGGTGTATCGAATACCATTCGAACGAATGAGACAAGCATGCGCATTGCCAGTGCAACCGGCCAAGCAATGAGCCAGCAAACAGGCATTCAAAATGCGATGCGATCACAAATGACCGCCAACAATAATATGTTAAACAGTCAGCTAACGGGCATTCAAAATCAAGTGGCCAACGTTGGTATGTGGTCTGGTCTGGCCGGAAGTCTTGGAAGTGCAGCCGGAAATTTATTGACCGGAAACCTTGGTGGAGCGGTTGGCTCTCTGATTGGTGGTTTTGCCAATGTGTCAAACACAGCCGCCCAGATGCAGGCCAACAATTTGACCATGCAGGCACAGAACGCCAATGCGATGAACAATGCAAGTTTACAGAACAATGCAAACAGCCAGATTACAGCGGTACAAAATGCATTAAGAAACACCACGACAAAATACCAGGCCGAAACAAATATTCAAAATGCGATTGAAAGCTATCAGGCCAAAATTCACGATGCAAACGCGACAGCCGACAGCATTGTAAGTGGTGGATCCAATATTTACAGGGTGATTTCCTTAGGCTTGCAGACGCCTATATTATTTATCTACACGCCAACCGATGAGTATATCCAAAGAGCCAGCCAAGTATTCAATGTGCGTGGATATTCAACCAACTTGACCAAGATGCCAAACTTACACACCCGACAATATTGGAACTATATTCAGACGGTAAAAGTCAATATGAAAGGTGGGGATATCGATCCGCAAGATCTAGAAAAAATCAAGCGTTGTCTGGATAATGGTGTTACCTTATGGCATACCAAAGATATTTGTGATTACACCAAGGAAAACAGACCATTGAATGACCCACACAACAACGATAAATTTGGAAACCGAAAGGGGGATATTTAAATGTTACCAACCGATTTTATATGTGATGAAAAGACAAGCCTTGAACAACTATACCTAAGCTATCTTTTCAATATATCATTGAATATGTTTGAATATTCAGACATGCCGAAAAGCGTGGACACGTTTTATTTGGAATTTATCATGCAGACAAGAGGACTATGCATCATTATTGATGATGAACGTTTTGGCCCGACCGCCTTAGAATGTACCATAGGTGGAAAGATCAATCATTATTACATGCCGACCGCCTATCGTGGCGTGGATCCAACGGGTGAATTGACTGGTACATATAACGCGGAGGATGTGATTTTGTTTAAAAACTCCCCTTTATATGCACCTTTACTACCTCAATTGCAATACTATGCCAAACAGCTGGCACTTGCTGCCGAGACCATCAATGTCAATCTGGATGCACAATGGACACCCTACATCATCCAAGGGGATAAACGCATGTTAAACCAGTTCAATAATTTTATGAAAAAGGTGCGAGCTGGTGTACGTGCGATCTTCACCGCTAAAAACCTGGATTTAATGAGCATGCTACAAGTGCTGCCGACACAGGCGCCATTCGTGGCCATGGATGTCAATGATGTCAAACAGACCATTCTAAGAGAGTGCATGACATTCTTAGGCATTGACAATGCCAACCAAGACAAGAGAGAACGTGTACAGAGTGCTGAAGTCTATGCCAATAATACACAGATCATTGCATCGAGAAATATCTGGCTGGCCGAACGTCAAAAAGCGGTGGATGCGTTCAATCAGAAATTTGGAACCAATGTAAAAGTGAGTTTTCGAGCGTATAATGATATGCTGGACATGATGGAAGTTAACGACATGAGCCTAGAAGAAATGGCCGGTCTGGAAGAAGGTGATGAAAATGTATAGACCATTTAAACCGTGCCTTGTGTCTGTGACGGGCGCCAAATACACAGAAACGATACAAGGCGTATGCTATACGCTGTGTCATAAAGAGATCATTGAAAGCGGATATACATTGACGGATGATGAAATATTAGAGTTGGCCAGACCTAAAATTTTTGATTTTGACTACCAATTCTATACTGAAGATATGATCAATGAAAAAGGCTATGTATCGAAAAAAGATCTGGAAACGGGTATCTTGAATCATTTTTTCTTTGATGAAATAGGGCAAGAGACCTATGCCTACTGGAAAAGAGAATTGAAACACTGGATGATCATAAACATGCCACGTTATTTCAGCTTATTCAAGACCATTCCTTTTCAGGACCAGGAAAACCCGACTTTCAATACCAGTTATGATGAAGAATATACACGTCAAAATACAGGCAGTTCTTCCAGTTCTGGAAAAGACAAGGCAACCAATTTGACAAGTTCCACGCCGCAAGGTCGATTGGATCTTGAAGGAACCAACTACGTGGACACTATCGTACAGCAAATTAGTGAGCCTGGCAGCAAGAGCGAAAGCGATTCGAATGAAGATTATAAATTTCATCGTGAGGGAAACATTGGTGTACAGACCTTGGCCGAAGTGTTGCAAGGCTCAAGAGATGCGATCATAACGATTGAAACCAATCTATATGATGAAATGCTAGACTATGGTTTATTCTATAACATTTACTAGAAGAAGGTGAGATAATGACATATGAACAGTTTAAAAACATGGTATTAGGAAACGTGTATGACATTGACCATGCCTATGGTGGTCAGTGTTGGGATGGATATGCCAAATTTTGTATTGAAAATGGCATACCTTTTGATCATTGCACAGTCAGCGGGTATGTAAAAGATATCTACAACAACCGCAATTCAAACAATCTTTTAAAATATTTCAATGCGATCTTTACGATGCAGCCGGGTGACTTGTGTTTCTTCAAAGAAACGCCGAACTGGACACCATACAACCATGTGGCGATCTTTGACCATGACAATGGTGACGGGTATGGGTGGTTTTTAGGCCAGAACCAGGGCGGAAAAAATGGCGCGTTTAACCTGGCAAAACTACCCTATTCAGCAACATTCTATTATGCATTCAGACTGAAAAACATTGACAACAGCAGTAATCAGATTTTACCAGTCAATGAATTGATTGATCAGATACTCCATGAAGGAAGTTATGTCACTTCTATTCCTATGAAAATAGGTAATCAGGGATTGCAGGTAAAAGAAGGTGCCTTGTGTTGCTATCTGGCCGAATTAGGCGGTTGGTATCCTATTTCATTGGTTGAAGAATATGATCATTCGGATGGTGCATTGGATAATGTTTTGATGAATACAAATGCACGTGTGTATCTAACACGTTCACGTGTTGAAAAAGTAGATATTCCAACCAACCGTTGCAAGATAAATGGAATCTGGGTAAACTGTCAACCATTGATTGAGGTAGCCTAATGCCTGAAAAGCGTTTTCATTTCTACGTTACTTCACGTGTGAAATCATACAATAAATTTATCAATTTCATTGTGGGTGGACGTGGAATTGGTAAAACGTATGGTTTTAAAGTGGACAGTATCAAGCACTATAAAAAGACGGGAAAACAGTTTTTCTATTTTAAACGTCACACGACCGACATGAGCACCATTGACACATTTTTCAATGATATTGCACATGAATTTCCAGAGGATGAACTAAGTGTCAAAGGTGGAAAAAAGTACAATAAATTTTATATCAATGATGAAATTTGCGGCTATGCAATGCCACTATCACGATATAAAACATTAAAATCATCGTCCTTCGTGAACGTGGACACCATTATTTTTGATGAGTTTTTACCGGAAAAAGGCGGATATAATTTATACATACCAAATGAAGTAGAATTATTTTTAAATGCCATTGATTCCATTTTCAGACAGCGTGAAGGCCATGTATATCTACTGGCCAATAAAACAAGTATATCTAACCCGTATTTTAATTATTTTAATATCAGTGTGAACCCGGCCAAAGAGTTCAACACCTTTAAAGGATCCATGATGAAAGAGCAGATACTAATACAGAACTGTGGTGATGATTATGATAAAGGCTCGCAGGAAAAATCATCCTTTCAAAAACTGATAAGCGGTACACGATATGGTGATTATAACTCCGGTGAATTTGCCTATGATACGAATGATTTTATCATGCGGATGACACCAAATGCGAAATATATTTGCACAATATACGCAGATGGTATTTACTTTGGATGTTATGTAGATTTTACCGAAGGGAAAATCTTTATCAATCGAAATGTAAACATGGACTATCCAGCTGTATATTCCATTGGAAAAGACATGCGCGAAAATATGATTCTTTCCAAAGGCTGGCGATATGACAGAGTGCTATCTATGATCGTTCGAAATTATAGGGTAGGAAATGTTTTCTATAATGATCATAGTACAAAGGATATCCTCAACCGATACCTCAGCCTATTCTAGGCTTGAACTATTGGTTTAGGTCGGGCGGGGGATCGCGGAGCGATATAAATATTG